CGTACACACCGCATGTGTACGCAATGGGTTCATGATTTCTTAAAAGTGCTGATAAGTCACAATAACCAGCGCAACGAACATTTACAGAACCGTAAACAACGGCTTTTCTTGTAGTTTTAAATTTCATGGTTTTGTACCTCCTGTTTTTAGTGCATTGCACGACGTGCGAGCATGATTTTAACTGATTGTTCGGGCGTTAAATAACCGCCGTTATTGTGAACGTGTTCACCGTCCAGCTTTTCAAATTCCTTTTTAGACAAGCCGCAAAACGCTTTTATGTGGCGTCCCGTTGTTGCCGTCCAGCCGTTCCACAATTTGACAAGTTCGCCGCTTGCAAGCCGCTTTATAATTGCGGTGTTGTAACTGTAAAGCGTTTCCGTTCCGTTGTCGTCAAGCTGTACGGTTGCTTTTCCGTAAAAGCTCTTGCGTCCGTCCGTGGGTGTAAGTTCATAAGTTTTCATTGTTTAGCCCTCCTTTTAATGGGTAACAGGTTTTTCTGTTTATGCTTATATTATAACAGGTTTTTCTGTTAAGTCAAGGGGTAATATTGCACAAAATAACAGATTTTTCTGTTACGTTATTTGTGTATTTTTACTTTTGACTAAATACACACCTTGCACCAACACAAGCCGCCGCCCGTGTAAGTGCTATTTGTGCGCCGCCGTGGGTGTTTTCTATCCCGTCCACCTGTTGCGGCGTTCGGTGTGAGCGGTGTACCCGTGGGGGATTGCCACCGCCGCCCAGCCGCCGAGGGAGTGGCTTAAATATCCCAAAATTTCAAAAAGGCTATTGACAAAAACAGAATACTATGTTATACTGTTATCACAACAGAACAGGAGGTCACACTATGACAGAAAAAGAAATCCTCGTAGAAGCTATGAAAGCACGAGGTTACACACAAAAAATGCTGGCAGAAGCCGCAGGACTGAAAAGACAAACCAACGTCAGTGAAATGTTGAGAAGCAAGAGTTTACGGGTAGACAATTTTGTGAAGCTCTTAAACGCTATGGGTTTTGAGGTGATTGTCAAGGACAAGAACAGCCAAAACAAGGAAAATGTATGGTCGGTCGGAACGTAAACCGAACAGACGTTTGTAGTCAAAGTAGTTAAAAACGGCTTTTTCCGTATAACTTTTGCTATATACGCGCGTACTAAGAGGAAGTTACACGCAAAAACCGATTTTCCGCTACTTTAACTACAGTCAGATTAAGAATAATAAGGAGAACATTATGCTCAAACTGATTGAAACCAAACCTGTAAACAACGTGCTTGTGGACGGTTATCTGGACGGTAAAACGCCCTATTTCACAAGAGAACAGATAGGTTCTGCACTCGAATACAGTGACCCGAACAGGCAGGTCGCCCGTATTCATAATCGTCATAAAGAAAGGCTGGATAAATTTTCAGTAGTGGTCAAGTTGACCACTACTGACGGTAAAGCGTATGACACCTATGTTTATGATAGGCGAGGTGTCTTTGAAATCTGCCGTTGGTCGAAACAACCGAAAGCGGATATGATTATGGACGCTCTTTATGATATGGCAGAGGAAGTTCTCACCAAGGGTTACTTCTCTCTTATGTCCGACGAAGCCCTCGCCCAGCTTCTTGACGAAAAGGTAAAGCGTTCCGTAGACGGCAAAAAGAGAATCCGTGCAAGCCGTCAAGAGCAAACCATTCTTCTGGACTTGCGGCGCAACAAGATTTCCCATGAGGAATATATTATGGAATTGCGCTGTATCTGGGGTGAAGATTCCTACGGGTATCATAAGGCTTTTGACGAATATATGAGCTGGTATAATGAAATGGCTCGGAAACGGGCGGCATTATGATTTATGGGTATGCGAGAGTTTCTACCAAGGGACAAGCCCGTGACGGCAACAGTCTTGAGGGGCAGACCAACGCTCTTTTGGAAGCTGGTGCAGAGAAAATTTACTGTGATTCGTTCACGGGTACGAAGATAGACCGACCAGAATTTGACAAGCTGAAAGAAGTCCTGCAAGACGGTGATACGCTGATTGTTACGAAGTTAGACCGTTTCGCCCGTAGTGCGTCACAGGGGATTGACCTCATTGAAGCTCTGATAAAACGAGGTATAACCATTCACATTCTGAATTTGGGAGTTTTGGATAACACCCCGACAGGGCGGCTTATTCGCAATGTTTTTCTGGCGTTTGCCGAATTTGAACGGGATATGATTGTTCAGCGGACACAGGAGGGGAAAGCGATTGCCCGTAATAAAGGTATTCGTGTAGACGGCAGGCCCGTAAAAGATGTGCCGCCGCAGGAACTTGAAAAATTCCGAAAATTACAAAAAGACGGTAAGCTCACGGTGAAGCAATGTTGTGAACAGCTCGGTATCAGCAGAAGTAAGTGGTACAAAATGATTGCAAAACAATCCTAATCGTGTTATAATACAACGAAAGGAGGATTTGAAATGGTACTGAATAATATTGAGGTTGACGTAAAAGTCAAGTGTCTGGAAGCAGGACTAACCCAACAGCAGGTCGGTGAGAAAATCAATTCAACGGGTCAGTATGTGAATCGGATTATCAAGAAGAAAGACGGCGTTATCAACAGGACGTTTGTAGACATACTGGAAGCTCTCGGATATGACATAGAGTTAAATTATATCAAGAGGGAGGACGCATAATGAAAAACAGTAAAGGTACAAAAATAGGGTTCGCTATTCTCGGAGTTATTCTCATTATTTCGGGTTGCTATAGGATATATCAAGGATTATATGGGAACGATAAGAAAGCGGACGAACACTCACAGAACACGGCGGTCTCTGTCGGCGAAAGTATCTCGGACAAAGACGGCGTGGAATTTTGTGTCACGTCCGTCGAGAACACTAAGGCTATTGGTGATTTAACTACCGAGAATAATTACGTCGTGGTAAACATAAAAATAGACAATCAGAGCGACGAGCCTTACGACGTGAATACCTTGCGTTTTGTCCTGTTGGACGGAGATACGGAATACGAATATTGCGAGGACGCAGTGCTGTCCGTGGAGAACATGATGTACATGGACACTATCAATCCTAACTTGTCGAAAGAGTATGTGATTGTCTATGAAACAGCAGATACTATCGAAAGCGAGAACTGGCGGCTGAAAATCAAGAGTAACGCTTATTCCGAGAGTGATTCCGTTTATATCAATCTCAATTAGGAGGGCAGTATGTGGTTACTGATTATACTTGCTATTCCCATTGCAGTATTGTGGGAGTTAATTAAAAAGTGACGATTGAATCGAAAGGTGCGTTATCGCACGGGTGAATCCCGAACGGTAGCGCACCTTTTCTTTTGGAGGTTATTATATGCAGGAATTGTTAGAAGCAATCTGGAAACAGGTTGGCAGGGAGTTTCAAGCCTACGAGGATTTATACCACATGGCGAAAGAAGCTCTGCAATCGGAGGACACAAAGAAGCTCGGTCTGTCTTATCTCAAAAAGCTCTCCGCAAAATGTGAACAGGTTATCCCGACGCTGGGCGACAGCGATATTCATAAATTCTGGAATTTGCACAAGAGAATCCTGCTGACACTTGCGCCGCTGGATTTTGAAAGCTATCTGCTCTATGTGGAATGGGACAGAGAGCCACAGAAAAAGTTCTATCCACCCAGACGGGCGATTCTGAAACAGGTGGTGGACGCTTTGCAGGCTCTCGCTGACGACGAACTGGACTTACTGGCTATCAGTTTACCTCCGGGCTGTGGCAAGACGACATTGGCGATTTTCTATCTCACATGGCTCGGTGGACGTGTCCCCGATAAGCCTATGCTGACTGGTTCTCACTCGAACAGCTTCATAAGGGGCGTGTACGACGAGTGCTTGCGGATTCTGCAACCAGACGGCGAATATCTCTGGCATGACGTGTTCCCTCTGGTGAATGTGGTGAATACCAACGCAAAGGATTGTCGTATCGACCTCGGCAGGAGAAAGCGTTTTGAGACGCTGGAATTTACGTCAATCGGTACTGGCAACGCTGGTCTGTACCGTGCCGCTACTCTGCTTTATTGTGACGACCTTGTAAGTGGCATTGAGGTAGCTCTGTCGAAAGAGCGTCTTGATAAGCTGTGGGAAACCTATACGACGGACTTGAGACAGCGTAAAATTGGCAACGTGTGTAAAGAGCTTCACATTGCTACACGCTGGTCTGTGCATGATGTAATCGGGCGGCTTGAGCAGGAATACGGCGACAGTGATAGGGCAAGGTTTATCACTATCTCCGCTCTCAACGATAAGGACGAGAGCAATTTCAATTATCCCTACGGCGTGGGATTCTCGACGGAGTTCTACCATGAGCAGAGGGATATTATGGACGACGCAAACTGGCGAGCTTTGTACATGAATGAGCCTATCGAGCGTGAGGGGCTTGTCTATAACGAGGACGAATTGCGGCGGTACTTTGAGCTTCCTCTGGGAGAAGCCGACGCTGTTATAGGTGTGTGCGACACCAAGGACAAAGGCTCTGACTACGCTTTCCTCCCCGTGGCG